GCGGTATGGGCAGAACGAAGTGACAATGGACCCGCTCGTATATTTCTAGGTATAACCGACGCTAACCTAGCACCAATAGTTGATTCGGTTCGTGTAGATGCATTACCATCTAATGCCAAAGTTCAGTCTCTAGCACAATCTATATTACGAGGGTTATTCAGATGAGCAATACCATAGATTCTGTGCTAAAGAAAAAGCTAGATGCATTAAAGAAAGAAATAACCAAGCCTGAAAATGTAATCATATTAGCCGAAGAGTTAAAAAAAGGAATATATACACGTACCAAGCTAGGTTATGGAGTATCTGAAATGTTTGGTAAGCAATTTAAGCTACCGGCACTATCAGACGACTACAAGATATGGCGTAAAAAGCACAAAGTAGATTCAACCTCCAGTGCATCCAAGTCAAATTTGACGCAATCAGGTGAAATGCTTAATAGCTTACAAGTAAAATCTACACCCCGTGGTGCCGAAATAAGCATAGAAGGCAGTAGAAACCAAAAGCTAAAACAATATAACGAAGAGTCCGGCAGACCATTTTTCTATATTTCTAGCGTGCAACTACGCGAATTAGTGGTCAAATTACAAAATATGATATCAAAAGCAATAAAAAAGTAACAAGCTACAGTAGGCATAGTATGCCAAAGGAGTGCCCATGAGTGAAGTTCACGATAAAAGCGACGATTCTACCCAAGACCTAATCAGCAAAGATGCTTATAAAGCAGTTTCAGCGGACATGCACAAATACAAGTCCCGCATGAAAGAGCTCGAAGGCATGCTAGAACAAATGAAAGCTGATAAAGAAGCAGAAGTTAACGCTAAACTCATGGAAAAAGAACAGTATCACGAGCTGTACAAGAAAACCGAAGCAAAGTTAAAAGAAGTTGTACAAGAACGTGAGTCTGAACGCAAAAGATTTGTAGATGGACACAAGGCAAACGCTGTAGTAGCTAACCTAGGCGGATTTAAAAAGCCAGAATACATCAAGTTTATAAATCTAGATGCAGTTGAAATATCAGACGACGGAAACATTTCAGAAGCGTCTGTAATGTCCGAAGTAGATAGAATTAAACGGGAATTTCCTGAGTTAATAAAGGCAACTACTGCAAAACCTTTGCCGTCAGATGCACCGAAAACAGGAACAATCCCGACTAAGAGCGTGTCTCAAATGACACCCGATGAGTTGTACCAGGCCCGAAGAGCGGCCATTATGAGAAAATAACCCCGGGGCAGCGTACGCACCTCGGAAAACTAACAACGAGGTAAAAAATGGCATTAAATCAAGCAGGTGTAGCAGATGTTTCTCTAGCTGCAATCGCTTCTGAAGACGTAAGAAAGCAGCTTTCTGACCAAGCGGTTCTTATCAACACAATTACTAACCTTAGCGCTAAGGTTGGACCTGGAATGAAATCAATTTCTATTCCTAAAGTTTCTGGAATGAGCTATAATGCTATTCCTGACAATGGAGACTTCTCTACTAGCTCGGCCATGACTTTAGCTGTAGATACTCTTCAACTTACTAGCAAAAGAGAAGTTGCTGACTATATCTATGATACTGCTAGCGATTCAGCTGTAGACCTTAAGTCTGCTTTCTTTGAATCAGCTCCTGGAGTATTTGTTCAAGATATGGAAGCTCGTATTTATGCTGAATTGGACGGTGCTTCTGCTGCTGCTCCTGACCATATTCTTCAAATGTCTGGTGCTTCTAACCTAGTTCCCACTATCGCTGATATCAGACTTGCTGCTCAATTACTTGATGAACAAAAACTTCCTTTGAGTGGACGTTATTTAGCCGTTAACCCTAAAATTAAACACGCTATCCAAGCTTTCACAGAAGTTTCTAGTGCTGCTACTTGGGGAAATCCTGATGCTCTTCAAAAAGGGTACATCGGAGAAATCTACGGTTTCAAAATCGTTATGTCTAACCAAGTTACTGCCAACACTATGGTTGCTTACCATGATTCAGCTTTGGCTTTCGCTTTCCAAAAAGAAATCACTCCTGTTCAACAACGTGAAGAGTCTAAAGCTCGTGAATTCGTAGCTCTCCGTGGCCACTACGGACAAAAAGTCCTTGATGCTGGTAAACGTTGTATTTTGTTCAACGCTACAGGCGCATAATATTGCCGCACCCTAGGGGCACAGTGTCCCGGGGTGTGTATTTCTTAACTCAGGGGGTAACATGGTTGATGTAAACACAAAGCTAACAATATTACACGACGATAACTCCCTGTTTACTGATTATTCCTCAGAGGCAGTTGATTTCTCAAGAGACACTTTCACAGTTGCTTTAAATACTAACGAAGACTATCTATACATCGGATTCAAAAAGCCAATCAACTGCCTCTACTTTCATTTTGATACTGCCAACACAGTGGCAAATAAATTATCAGTTCAATATTATAATAACTCATGGGTTTCTGTTTCAGATGCACAAGATAACACCAATGGCCTAAAGCGCAATGGGTTTTTGACATGGAAACGGCCTTCGGATGCTAAAAACAGCACCGTAAATGGCAAAGATATGTATTGGGTGCGAATTAAGCCTGATGCTACACACTCTAGTACCGTTTTTACCGGTATTAATTTACTATTTGCAGACGATAACGACTTACGCATGGAAGTACCAGAGATATTAGATACTGCACACCTTAGCGGTAAAGCTTCTCATGTATTGACTCATGTAGCAGTACGTAATCAAATATTACAAGCATTAAAACAAAAAGATTACAAGACATACAATTATACAACTGGTGTAAACGAAGACATAACAGCATGGGATTTGTTTGATGTAAACCAATTAAACCAAGCAGCTGTTAACTTAGCTTTACACAAAATATACTTCAACTTTAGCGATGAAAAAGATGACAAGTGGGAATCTAAATCTAAACACTTTTACGGTAGATATGAAGCTAACATGAATAATGTTCGCTTAAGTTTAGATAAGAATAACGATGGCGTCGAACAAGCTTACGAGATGCTAAACGAGCTTAAAAGCGTCAGGATAACACGCTAATGGGCACGGTAGCGACACTAAAAAGTAACATCGAGTCTCGCTGTGCATCTGTGCTAACAGGTTTTACTAAACTACCATATACAATAGACCCAAGCAAAAATACATTCAAGGGAAACGCTGCAGGTTATGCAGTAAATCCATTGTCAATCGACCAAGTCAGTAACAACGTCCGTGCTATAGCTGCTAACCACACTATGGAATTGGTGCTAACTGACTCTTTTATTAATACTGCTATGTCAGACGCAAATCAAGCTAGCGTAGTAGTATCTTTGCAGGAAAAAGCATACTCTTTGTATGTAGACTTGATTAACACACGCATAGGTAGTGACCCCAATGCGTTAAATGTGACTAACTTATCGGTCAACTCTCCGGAATTCTTAGACAATTCGGTCATACTTAAATCAACATTCCAAGTATTATATAGAACTACATTTTAACAAGTAAATTAGAGGTAACACATGGCAGATACTATCAAAAATAACATAAAAGTAGCAATTATGGCCGAATCTGTAGAAGGGACTTATTTAACTCCTGCTTCTGCAACTGATTTCATTTCTCCATTATCCGATGGTCTCGAAATGACTCCCGCAAAAGAATTGTTGGAACGAACAAACTTAAACAGCTCTATCGGTAAAGCTACTCCAAGAACAGGTATGAAGTCTGTATCTGTTAACTTGAGCGTAGAAGCTAAAGCTAGCGGAACTGCCGGTGCTGAGCCTGAATATGGACCACTAGTTGAGTCTTGTTTCGGTGCTGTTAGACAAAATACCACTAACGTTACTACTAAAGCATCTGGAAACACTGCATCTGTACTTCAAATCGAAGATGCTGATATCTCTAAGTTTAATGTTGGCGATATCGTGCATGTTCAACAATCCGGTGCACACCATGTTTCTCCTGTTACCGCCAAATCTACTGGTGCGGGAACTGCTACTATTACATTGTTAGTTCCACATCCAAGTGGAGACTTCGCTGACAGTGTTGTTGTGTCTAAATTCACTACTTACTTGCCTGCTAACTCTGGACACAAATCTCTTTCTGTGTCTAAATATGTCGAAGACGCAAGACGAGAATATGCAGCTGGCTGTAAAGTAGCTTCTATGAACTTAAATAACTTTACAACTGGTCAATTAGCTGATTTCGGATTTAGCTTAGAAGGTATGAGCTACAACCACAGCTTGACAGCCCCTAGCTTTACTCCTAGCTACGACTCTGCATTACCACCTATAGTATTAGGCGCATGCGTATATGTAGACGGTGTTAAAACTCCTGTAAATGAAGTTACTTGGTCTTTAGAAAATACTCTAGCTTTCAAAACTAGCACTTGCAGCGAAAACGGTAAAATTTCTAGCCGTATTTCTGGACGAACTGTAACAGGCAGCTTCAATCCATATAAGCAAGATGACTCTATCACTAACTTTACCAACTTCGATGCTGGCACAGAGTTTAGCTTATTTGGTTTCATGGCTGTTCCCACTTCCACAGCTGGCGAATTCAAAGATGTAGTTGCTTTCTACATGCCTAAATGCTTAATTACTGAATATACCGAAGCTGACCAAGACGGAATGTTGCAAGAAGCTCTCAGCTTTAGTGCTACTCGAGGACCAGACAGTTCAACTAACGAAATTTACTTATCTTTTATTTAATATAAACCTAAACCATAACAGGAGAAATTATGGCCAAGTTATATAAAAAGACAGACAGAATTACGTATGCCATAGGTGATATAAATGTTAAAGTGTCACCTATGACGTTACATACTAAGCTTGAATTGACAAAGCTTATGCGTAATGCAGAAGACGGCAGCTTAGATAGCATCATGAATGCATCTATTTACGCCCTAAAGTCGTGCATCAAAGGCTTAAGTGGTGTTGAAAACCAAGACGGCAGTCTATACGAGCTGCAATTTGACGACAACGGCAGTTTAACAGACGACTGCGTAGAAGAGTTATTAAATTTACAAGAATCCAGCCTCATGATTGGCTTATGCTCTTCATTGTTAGCTGGAATAAAAACAGACTTGCCAAATGGAATTAGCTTGGTTGAGCCGGGAAAGCTTTAAGCCAAATCCAATGCTTACCGTGGGTTTGGCAATATATATTTGTACAAATACAGCAAATTAGTTTTTTACAGTTTGACGAATATATTAAGTTGGTAGCTACATTCAAGTATTATGAAGATACACGAATGTACAATTGCAGGGAACAGCATAAAAGAATAAAAGAGCCAAGTAGACTAGAAAGCTTCAAGGTTCGAAATGGGTGCCAAGGACGAATACAAGTAAAGCCGCGTAAAGTATATGAGAACATTAACTTTCACAGCTGCTATTGCGACCATGAGCATCACGGGTTTTTTGATTATATGTTCATGCACGAACAATACACCAAAGGATTGTTGCCGTTTGACGGCTCCCTTATGGAACAACCCAACAAAGTTATTGAAATATTACAGCTAATTGACAAGTTAAAGCAAGAAATGGAGCTTGCAAGGCAGAAAGAAGCTGAGAAGGCGGCAAAGCATGGCAGATGATAGCGTAAAGATAGATATAGAGCTAGTAACCAAAGCCTTTGATTCTGCATTAAAAGCCTCTGCTAAAAACGCACAAGATTTCGGCTCTGATGTATCTAAATCTTTCAATAAAGCCTCCAATTCGTTTGATGTATTTAAAGGTAGCCTAGCTGCTAACATAGTTTCCGATGCTTTCAGGTCTATGAAATCAGCTATGGGTGGTTTTGTTACTGCCGCAGCTGATATTGAACAAGCCACAACTAAATTAGAGACATTAACAGGCAGTGCAGAAACTGCCAAAAGCTTAATGACTGAGCTTACTACTTTCGCAGCAAAAACTCCATTTGAGCTCAAAGGAATAACACAAGCTGCCACTCAGTTGTTAGCATTTAGTTTCAAAGCAAAAGAAATTCCTAGTTTATTACAAACACTTGGAGATATATCCGCATCAGTAGGCAAGCCTCTTACCGACCTGAGTGTTATTTTTGGTCAAGTGGCCGGTGCAGGTAAGTTAACAGGCGAAAGACTGAATCAGTTAAACGAAGCAGCTGTTCCTATTGGACCTGCACTAGCTAAAACCATGGGTGTAGCTGAATCTTCTATACGTCAATTGGTAACAGAAGGTAAAGTCAGCTTTGATATATTCAAAAAGGCTATGATTTCAGTAGCATCCGAAGGTGGGCCTGCATTTCAAGGTATGATAAAGCAGTCTACGACACTAAATGGTATTCTTAGCACACTTGGAGATTCCATTAGCCTATTTGGTGCAGGTCTTGTGCAAGAAATGCTACCTGCTATCAAATCCGTTGCATCTTCTTTTATTACTTTCTTTGATTTTTTAGCTGCAAATAAAAATACACTAGTTAGTATATTACAGTATGCAACACCATTGGTTGTTGCTTTCGGTGTAGCTGCTTCCGGTGCTTTATTGGGTGTAGCAGCTTCATTCGCTCCTTTGGCTGCCGCTGCAACCGCTGCATGGGCTGCTGTAACTGGTCCAATTGGCTTAATTACTATTGGTTTAGCTGCAATAGCTACCGCCGCGTATGCAGTGTACAAAAACTTTGATATATTAAAAGCCGGTGCCTATGATGCATTGGCAGCAACTCTAGAATTTGCAGCCAAAGGCGCTGCACTTTTTAGCGAAGACAAAGCAGCTACATTATTGACACAAGCCGAAGCATATCGCACACAGGCAGGTGCAATACGAGAGGCAACCAGTGCAGTTGTTGAGCTAGACAGCACCGCTGCCAATGCGTCTGCAGCCGAAGCGGAAAGATTGGCACAAGCTGAGAAGACAAGAGCCGAGCAAGTAGCAAAAGAGCAAGAATTTCAAAAAGCTATCAAAGATGTCAAAATGCAATATCTTATAGCTACTGAGCAAGAAAAACTAGTATTAGAAGCAGACGAATTGGCACGGACCGATGCTAAATTTGCTAAATTAGTAGCTGACGTAGGCATGGAGCAAGCTCTAAAGTTACAAGCCGAAAAGAATGTAACTACCGGCAAAGTAGAAGAAGAAAAAATAAGACTAAAAATAGAAACTGAATCCTCCAATGCACGGGTTAAAAAGCATTTCGACGAATTAGAAGCTAAGAAAAAATTACGACAAGAAGACATGAAAGACAACGAGTCATATTGGCGCACACTTATGGGCATGACTCAACAAGGTGAAACTTACGCTCAAGTATGGGCTAATAAAACAGCTAAAGAAAAAGCAGACAGCACCAAATGGGGCCTAAGCCAAGTTGCTATGTTAACATCTCAGTCTAATAGAGAGTTGTTTGCTATTGGTAAAGCTGCAGCTATCGCAAACGCCACCATAGATGGTATTGCAGCGGTTCAAAAAGCCCTTACATCTGCACCTCCTCCGTTTAACTATGCTTTAGCAGCTGCCGTCGGTGTTGTTCAAGCTGCTAACGTATCTAAAATAGCCAGTCAACAACCTCCTGCATTTGCTAACGGCGGTATCGTGCCTGGAACCAGTTTCTCTGGCGACAATGTTATCGCAAAAGTTAACTCCGGTGAAATGGTGCTGAACAAAGCTCAACAAGCTCAACTATTTAAGCAAGCCAACGGTCAAGGTGGTGTAGCAGGCGGAGTTGAAGAGTTATTAACAAGATTAATTGACGTAGTTCAAAACCAAAGTACGTCTATACAAATAAATGGACGTGAAATTATCAATGTAGTTAAAGACGGATTAGCCTCTGGACGGAGTTTAGCATAATGAAATTTTTAAACTATAATTTAACGTCTCAAAATGCTACAAATGTCTCTGCCTCTAGTTCCGATGTAGACTATCCTGTTTCAAACTTGAAGCATGATTTCAGGTCTAAAAAATGGATGTCTGCACCGAACGGTACTTTTGTAGTTGACAGCTCTAACTATCAAATAGACTTTGAAGATACAGCCAGTGTTGAGTTGACTGCGACTTTAGCACTTGGAACATACAACGCTGCTACATTATCCACCGAAATAAAGACCAAAATGGAGCTAGCTGGTGCTAATACATACACAGTCCAATATAGCCAAGCTACTGGATTGTGGGCAGTTTCCAGTTCTGGTGCACACTTTTCTGTTTTGTGCTTTTCTGGTACTAATCAATCCAAAAATACGT